GTTGACGTCCCAGAAGTACATGCAAAAGGGCTGGGACGACGCACCTCACCTGAGCACCGAGGCAAAAGAAGGCCTGCTGGCCAGCTACCCCGCACACCAGCGCGACATGCGCACGAAAGGAGTCCCGATGCTGGGACACGGACGAATCTACGACCTGGCCGAAGAGGCCATCACCTGCGAGCCATTCGACATCCCGCGCCACTTCCGCGTCATCGACGGCATGGACTTCGGCTGGGATCACCCGCAGGCGCACGCCCAGCTGGTGTTCGACCCCGAGGGCGACATGTTCTACGTCACGAAGGCCTGGAAGAAGGAAAAGACCAAGCCGATCGAGGCATGGGGCGCAGTCAAGGGCTGGGCGGCCACAGTGCCCACCGCCTGGCCGGCCGACGGCCTGCAAACCGAGAAAGGCAGCGCCCTGCAGCAGAAGTCGTACTACGAGGACGCCGGTTTCACGATGCTGGCCGACCAGGCCACCTGGGAAGACGGCGGCAACGGCGTCGAGGCCGGCCTGTTCGAGATCCGCGACCTGATGCTGTCCGGGCGCTTCAAGGTGTTCGCCGGCCTGCGCGACCTTTTCGACGAGGTGCTGCAGTACCACCGCGACCCGAAGGGGAAGATCGTCAAGAAGCGCGACGACATCCTGGACGCCGTGCGCTACGCCTACATGATGCGGCGCCACGCGATCGCCTACGGCGACATCGGCCGCAAGGCCTGGGAGGGCGACCTGCCCTACAAATCGATTGGAATTGTGTAATGGCTAAGATCAATGCCGAAACGTTCGACAAACTGCTCGACCACGAGATCGAGCAGGCCACCACCTGGCAGAACCACGCCATCAACCCAGAACGCGAGCGCAATTATGGCCTGTACCTGGGCCTGCCCGACGGGAAGGAAGTCGAGGGCCGGTCCCAGGTCGTGAGCTGGGACGTGTTCGAGGTGGTCGAGAGCGCCCTGCCCTCGCTGCTCGACGTGTTCCTGTCGGGCGACAACATCGGCGAGTTCGAGCCAGTCGGCGTCGAAGATGAGGAATTCGCCGGCCAGGCCACCGACTACATCAACCACATCGTCAAGAAGCAGAACCCGGGCTTCCTGATCTTCAACACCTGGTTCAAGGACGCGCTGCTGGCCAAGGTCGGCGTCGTGCGCGCGTTCTGGAACGATGCCGACAAGGTCACGCGCCAGAAATACACTGGCCTGGACGAAATGCAGATCACCCTGCTCATGCAGCAGGAGGGCATCGAAGTGCTGGCGCACGAGGCATATCCGGATCCGGACGACGTGGCGCAGCGTGAGCAGCTGGCGGCCGGCCTCATGGCCATGGCGCCGGAAGCTGCCGCCCAAGTGCAGGCGCAGCTGGCCCAGCCGCCGGCGATGCTCTACGACGTCGACCTCAAGGTGACCCGAAAAAAGGGTCAGGTCGAGATTCGCAACGTACGGCCCGAGACATTCCTCGTGTCGCGCCGCGCCTGCTCGATCTATGACTCGCCGTTGGTCGGCCAGTACGCAGTGCTGCGCCGCTCCGACCTGGTCGAGATGGGCATCCCGAAGGCCGACGCGTTCGCCGTCCAGAGCTACGACATGAACGCCCACGTCGACGGCGCCGAGTCGCTCAAGTCGCTGTCGGACGACGAAACGGACATCCTGGACGACCACCAGACCTTCGACAAGGCCATGGAAGAGGTCACCCTCTTCGAGGGCTACATCCAGTGCGACCACGACGGCGACGGCATCGTCGAATGGCGGTACGTGCTGCGCGGCGCGAACATGACGCTGAAGAACGAGGAGGCGGACGGCCACGATTACTGCCTGATCACGCCAATCCCGATCCCGCACCGCGTGCACGGACTGGCCCTGGCCGACGTGACAGCGCCGATCCAGGCCACGAACACCGCGCTGACGCGCCAGTACCTGGATTCGCTGTACCTGGCCAACAACCCGCGCACCTACGTGAACGTCGAAGCCGGCGTGAACCTGGGCGACCTGCTGGACAACCGCATCGGCGGTATCGTGCGCGGCAAGCGGCCCATGCTCGAGGCGGTATCGCCCCTGGTCACCAGCGTGGTGGCCGCGCCGGCGCTGCAGGGCATTGAATTCATGGACACACGCCGCGAGATCCGGACCGGCATCACCCGGTACAACCAGGGCCTCGAGGCGGACAGCCTGAACAAGACCGCCACCGGCGTGACGAAGATCATGTCGGCCAGCCAGCAACGCATGCAGATGATCGCGCGCATCATGGCCGAGACCGGCGTCAAGGACCTGTTCAAGCTGCTGCTCAAGCTGGTGTGCAAACACCAGGACAAGGCGGCCACCGTGCGCATGCGCGGCACCTGGGTGCAGTTCGATCCGCGCACCTGGTCGGACGAGATGGACGCGACGGTGAACGTCGGCCTCGGTACCGGCGACAAGGCCGAGACGGTGATGAACCTGCAGATGGTGATCGCCGAGCAGAAGCAGTTGATGCAGGTAGGCTCGCCGATGTTCGACCCGATGAAGCTGTACAACGCCTACCGCGCGCTGCTCAAGGCGATGAACATCAAGGGTGTCGACCAGTTCTTCAACGATCCGAGCACCGTGCAGCAGCCACCGCCCGGGCCGCCGCCACCGATGCCCGAGCAGATCCTCGCCGACGCTCAGGTGAAGGCCGAAGAGATCAAGCTGCAGGGCCAGCGCGAGAAGATCGCAGCCGACAAGGAAATGCGGCAGCTCGACCTCCAGATCAAAGGCATCGAGCTGCAGATCAAGGAGCGCGAGCTGGCCCTGAAAGAGGCTGTCGCCCAGCGTGAGCAGGACCGCAAGGACATCGAGGCCGCGACCCGGGCGGCACCACCGCCGGCGGCGGCGCCAGCACCAGGAGCTTTCCATGAATGACGAGCAGTACGCAGCAATCAACCGCGCCGACGCCGCTAAACGGATCATGACCGATCCGATGGTGGTCGAGGCGCTGAAGACCATCGAGGACGGCATCACCGAAGCCTGGAAAGAGGTGCCGCTGCGCGACGTGGAAGGCCGCGAGCACCTGCACCGCCTACTGCACGCGAAACGCCGTTTCGAATCCGTGTTCCGGATCGCGCTGGAAGAAGGCGAGCTTGCAACCGCCCAGCTGCGCGCCGAGGAAGAACGCAAATCCATCTTGACCCGCGTGAAGGAGCGCATCCATGGCAGCTAAAAAGACCGCTGCAGTAGCACCGAAACCCACCGCGCCGGCGCCGGCCGCGCCAGCCGTCACCGAAGCCGCGGCCACGCCGCCGGCGGACGACCAGGCAGCACAGCCACCGGCCGACGCTGCAACTTCCGTCCCGCCGGACGCAACGAACCCGCCCGAGTCTGCAACGGCGGTGCTCGAGCAGCCGGCTGAAGCGCCTCCGGTCGCGGTGGAAAAACCGGAAGACGCCGCGCCGGCGCCGGCCGTGGCCGTGCCCGATCTGGGCGACTTCATCGCCGCCCACGAGCGCGCCGCGCAGGCGGTCGACCTGGTCGTGACCGCGATCAGCCATCCGGACGCGAAGCCGCGGCACCACGCCGGCGTCTATTCGGGCTTCCCGATCACCACCGGCGCGCTGTCGGCGACGTACAGCGACGGCAGCACCCACTGATTCCCCGGGCACGTCGCGCGCCCTCGAGCGCGACCCGAGAAAAGACCAACCCAAGGCCCGCCGCGCGCGGGCTTTTGTTTGGGAGTCACATTCCTTTGGAAGGATGAGCAATGCCCCCTGATCAAGAAAGCATCACCAGCATCGACCAGCTCGCGGCCGCCCTCGTAGCGGACGATTCGCAGGACCAGCAGGACCCCGACAACGCCCAACCCGACGCGGAGGCGCAAAACGGCGAACCTGATGGCCAGGCCGAGCAGGTGGACGACCAGCAGCAAACCGTCGAGGGTGAGGGCGATCAACCGGCCGGCGCGCCGGAATCGCTGGACGACACCGTTGTGAGCTGGGAGACCGCGAGCGGTGAGAAATTCGAAGTCCCAGTCGCGGAGATGAAGCTCGGCTACATGCGCGACCAGGACTACCGCCACAAGACGCAGACGTTCGCGCAGGAGCGGGACCAGACCATCCAGCACATCCAGCAGCAGTACCAGGTGGCCGAAACTTTCGCCGCCGACCTGGGCCAGCTGCATGCCGTCAACGCGCAGATCGCAGCGCTCGAGCAGGCGATCCCAACGATCGACCGCAACAGCGACCCGGCCGGCTACGTCGACGTCGTGACCCACCTGCAGCAGCTGCGTGACACGCGCGGCGCCGTCGCCGGCCGCGTGCAGCAGGCACAGCAACAGCAGCAGGCCCAGCAGCAACAGCAGTTCCAGCAGGCCCAGCAGCGCATGCTGTCCGACCTGCAGACGTCGATCCCTGGCTTCAACCAGGAGATGCTCGGCAAGCTGAGCACGACGGCCCGGGACTACGGCTTTACCGACCAGGAGCTGGGCCGCATCACCGACCCGCGCTTCGTTCGCCTGGTGCACGACGCCATGCAGCACAAGACGCTGCAGGCCAAGGCGCCCGGCGCGGTCAACAAGGTCAAGGCGGCGCCGGTGAAGCCGGCCAAGCAATCCACGACGCCGACGACGACTGGCCTCGAAATCGAGGTCAAGAAATTCACCAGCAACAAGTCGCTTGGCAATTTCGCCAAGCTCCTCGAAAAAACTCTGTAAGGAAAAATCATGGCACAACTCGCCAATGCAATGGCAACCTTCAACGCCGTCGGCCTGCGTGAATCGCTGGCCAACGAGATCTTCAACATCAGCCCGGAAGAAACCCCCTTCCTGTCGTCCATCGGCAAGGAAAAGGGTGTTGCCCAGCTTGAAGAATGGCAGACCGACGTCCTGGCGGCCGCGGCAAACAACAAGGTCGAACAGGGCAACGAAGCGACCTTCTCGCCGATCGCCCCGACCGTCCGCGTTGGCAACCGCATGCAGATCTCGGAAAAGACCTATGCTGTCACCGGTTCGCAGGAAGCGGTATCGAAGGCCGGCCGCAAGTCGGAAATCGCATACCAAGACGCGAAGAAAATGATCGAGCTCAAGCGCGACATGGAATTCGCCGCCCTGCAGAACACGACCGCAATCGCGGCCGCCACCGGCGTGGCCGGTCAGGCCCGCGGCGTCGCTGGCTGGATCCAGACCAACAACAGCATCGGCGCAACCGGCGTGGCGCCGAATCCGATCACCAACGTGGCACCGACCGATGGCACGCTGCGCGCCCTCACCGAGCAGCACCTCAAGGACGTGGCCAAGGCGGCCTGGGACCAGGGCGGCAACCCCACCAAGCTGTTCGTGCCGTCGGCGCAGCGCTCGGCGGTGTCCGGATTCACCGGCGGCGCCACCAAGTTCGACAAGACCGAAGATAAGACGCTGAACGCGACTGTCGAGGTCTATGTCGGTGACTTCGGCCGCTACTCGATCATCAACAGCCGCTATCAGCGCTCGCGCGACATCTTCCTGTTGGATCCGGAAATGTGGTCGCTGATGACCCTGCGCCCGATGAAGGGCGAAGACCTCGCCAAGACTGGCGACAGCAAGAAACGCATGATTAACACGGAATGGACCCTCAAGGCCAAGAACGAGGCCGCTTCCGCCGCGATCCGCGACCTGTCGTAATCCATCCACCGCAGCACAACGGAGCCGCCCGGGGCAACCTGGGCGGCTTTTTTCATGAGCAAACGACTTCTCTCCTTCAACGGCTACAGCGCCACCTTCATGCACATGGAGCAGGACGGCAAGGTCGCGATCGAGACCGTCGAGGACGTGTCCCGGGTGGTCGAGCGCGCGAAGGCGCTGCACAACCAGGGCTTCCACCGTACCGGCATGGGTGACCGCCACCAGGCCTCCATTCCGATTTCCGTGCTCGACGCGTGGGCGCGCCGCATCGGCAAGCGCTTCCAGGACGTGATGCAAGACGACTCGCTGATGGATCGCTTCCTGCGCGACCCCGATCACTCCTATTTCGTTATCGACAAAGCTTCCATCTGAGGCCCACATGCTGAAATTCGAAGAAAACCTCGTATCCCGCGTCAGCGGCGCGCTGCAGCCCATGCTGGGCGTCCAGGTCACCGTGACCGCGTCGAACGGCCTCCTGGCCACGCTCTACGCCGACGACGAGTCGACCGTGCTGGCTAACCCCGCAACCACCGACGCGAACGGCTACTTCGGTTTCAAGGCGGCCAATGGCGAATACACCCTGACCTTCGCTGGCGGCCAGATCGAAACGACCACGCGCAAGATCGAGCTGTATGACGCGGATGACGATCCTCCATTCACCATCGCACAGGCGGCTGTCGCCACTGGTGCAGAGCGAATCGGATATGGCGAGCGCACGGTTGCCGAAGCGCTGGACTTTATCGCCCCCAGAGCGCCGGATTCAGCGGCCGCCGTGAGCAAGACCATCGACAAAATGCGCTCGGGAGCGCCTGTCACCTTGGTTTGCTATGGCGATAGCATCACGTTCGGCTACCAGCCTGGTACCGGCAACCAGGTTGCAATCCCCTACCCTGCCGCCCTGCAGGCCCGCCTGCGAGCCGGATACGGCAATGCCTCCATCGCGGTTATCAACCGTGGTACCAGTGGCTGGCAGTCCGACGAAGGCCTGGCCAATCTGCAAGACAGAGTAATTGCCGAATCGCCGGACATGGTATTGCTCATGTTCGGCATAAACGATGCGCGCGGATCGATGGCGGGCGGCGCGGCGCTGACCCTCGACGAGTACCGGACCAACATGGCCGCCATCGTCACGGCTCTGCGCGCCGAGGGCATCGAGGTGGTGGTTATGGCATCGACACCGATTATCGACACGACCAACGCGGTGAACAAGAAGCTGCTGACCTATATCGCCGCCGCGAAGGACGTTGCAGCGACCCACCGGGTAGCGTTCGTCGACCTGCAGCAGGAAGTGCGGGCACGGTTCCAATCGAAAGCCGAATCCCCGGGTACGTTACTGCCAGACGGGATCCACTTCCTGGATGCGAAGTACGCGATGATCGCCGATATCGTGATGGGCAAGCTGCTTGATTTCCACAACGGGGCGAGCCGACTGGCCGTCGCCACCCGCGAGGAGTTTCGCGAGCCAGCGAACAAGTCACCATTCGTGGATACGGACTGCAGCCTGACCTACACAAACAGCGGCCAGGCTTATGGCGTGAACTACGTGCTGCGTAGCGACGGCACCACAGGCACCTACCTGCGATTCTCGTTCTATATCGAGGTCCCGGGTATGGACCTGATTCTCTGCGCTCCGAAGAACACAAACGGTGGCCAGGCCGTGGTGCGTGACAACGGGGTTGCATTGCGCACTGTCGACTTCTACGCAAACGAGTCGCACGTGCTCAATGCTGAAGATGTGCTGATCGAGAACATGGCGCAGGGCTATCACGTTATCGAAATTCTTGCGGCGGACATCGGCAAAGGAAGCTCCTCTGGCGCGACCGGAAATGCCTACGTCGAGCACTTCCTGTTCCGCCCGACTCGGGTGCGTGCAGCCCCCAAGGTCTACAACCGCGCGCTCGCTGGCGCCCTCGGGTCATTGGAATCATTCAGGCGCATCGCTCTGGGCACGCTGCGCTTTGCCAGCGCTGCGTCTACGGATACAGGTGCGCTGCTTCTGAACTGTGAGAGCGCCGAGCTGAAAGCGGGCAAGACGCTGGTGATCGAGGTAGAGGGCAAGTTCTTTTCGGGTAGCGGCATCAGCTGGTTTGGCAACCCAGCAAGGGGTGAAACCGACGCAGAGAACCCTTCAGGCGCGAATAGCGGCTACCTCCTATACCTGGAGGGAACTGGAGCGCGGGCTGTCCGTCTTTACCGCTTCGTTGCCGCCAACAACTTCTTGCCCGTGCTGGCGGAGGCTGCCGCCACAGTCAACTACGCGGGCGTGCAGAAGATGCGCATCACCCACACCGCCGCGGGAGTCATCACCGTGTTCTTCAACGACGTGCAGGTGATCCACGTGACCGACGCGATAGTGAAATGCGGCTGGTTTGGTCTGTACACGCACTTTGCGGGATCGATGGAAATCAGCCGCTTCGAGTACGCCTACATCTGATTCGATCATGACTGGCAACAGTCGCCATTCCGGGCGCCGCCTTAAAGCGGCGCAGAAAGACATTCCATGACCATCATCGTTACCGCCGTCGGCACCAACGCGAGCCGGGATTACGACTGGCTGCTCGACGTGGTACCGCGCCGGCTCCACCGGGATGACCTCACCGAGGATCTGCCCGACTTCGTGATGCTGGCCGAGAAGCGAATCAACGGCGACCTGCGCGCGCAGCTGCAGGACGCGATCGCCACGCTGTCATCGACGGAAGGCGCGAACTTCATCGCGCTGCCGACGCCGATCCTCTCGATCAAGGCGCTGTCGATTCCTGGCGTCGGCTCGGTCGACTACCTGTCGCCGGCGCAGTTCAACACCCAGTACGCACGCGATCAGGGCGGCGGCCAGCCTCGCCATTACACGCAAATCGGCTCTGCCCTGTACCTGGGGCCGGCGCCGCAGGGCGTCGTCACGCTGTCTGCCGTGGTGCGATCGACCGTGCCGGCTCTGGCCGATTCGGCCGGGACTAACTGGCTGATCGAGCAGCACCCCGAGGTGTACCTGGCCGCCACGATGTGCGAGGCGCTGCTGCACATCCGCGATTACCCGAACCACCAGGTGTGGGATGCGAAGTACGCGACCGCGATCGCGGCGCTCGACAACAACGACTGGGAGTACGCGAGCACGCTGTCGCTGCGCGCGCCCACCTGACCCTCAAAGGACAGACCATGGCAGTAGAAAACGTTACCTACTTGGGCGACCTGAACCCGGCCACGCCGACAGGCTCCGCGCCGAAAAGCGAGGGCGACGACGAGCTCCGCAACATCAAGAAGGGCTTGCGCCAGAGCTTCGCCGGCTTCTTGGGCGCGATCCTGGTCACCGGCGCCGACGGCGGCGCGGCGAACGCCTACACGCTGACGCCGGCGCAGCCGCTTGTGACCTACTCCACGCGGATGCTGGCCGTGTTCATGCCAGTCGCAGACAACACTGGCGCCACGACGCTGAATGTCTCCGGCCTGGGAGCGCGAGCAGTCGTGAGCGTCGCTGGCGTGCCGCTGGTGGCTGGCGACCTGACTGCCGGCCGCTTCTACACTGCGTTCTACGACGGCACGCGCTTCCGCCTTGACAACGTGACCCAGAACTACGTCGACCAGCTGGTGATCTCGGGCACGGTGCCGGGCGTGAACGACCCGGCCAACAACGGCAAGGTGTTCGCCAGCCAGAACGGCGTCGACCCCACAATT